ATCCGGGGATAGGTAACCTCAGCAGGCGGAGGCGGCCCCGGCGAGAGATGAAACAAATGACCAAGCCGCGCGAGCGCGTTGAGAGCCCGTTCCAGCTCCGCAATCGCAAGCTCGATCTCCCGAACGTCCTGGGGCCGAGCATAATGCTCGGCAACCAGGCGCTCGCGCAGCAAGGCCAGTTCCGTAGCCATTTGCCCAGCTAGACCTGATCGGCTACGATGCAGGCCCACTCAGGCCGGATCCACAGGTAGCCGTAGAGCACATCGAGCCGGGTGATGAGCTGGTCAGTCCCGATGAAGTAATCCGTCACCATTCTCATCGAGATCCCGTCGAACTGCTCCCGAGCAGCTTCATGCACGTTGTGGGGCATCTCGAGATCCGCCGTAGCCAGCGTGACGGCCTCGGGGCAGTACGCGAAGTTCTTGCGATACCGGGTGCCAGGCGGCATCCCGAGCGCCAGATTGACCGCCGCACCGTTGGCCGGCGAGGCCGTCACAGTCTGGTACTGCACCGGCTGCCCGTTCGACGCAGGGATCAGCGCCGGATAGATCGGGATGCTGACCGCCCCCACGGGGACGTTGGCAGTCACCACAAACTGACGCAGCTGCCCGGTGTCCTGCTTGGTGATCCGGTTGACCTGGTTCACTCCCGCTATAGTGATGATATCCCCGGCGTTCAGGGTGCCTGCCAGCGGCGTCACGGCAAGATTCAGCCCGGTCTGACCAGCACCCGCCACGGTCGCGCTGCCCTGCGGCAACGTCCCGCAGGTATGCGTGATCGTCGTCTGGTCGTTCATCCAGAGGAACCCCAGGGCATCGTACATCCGCCCGGTGACGTACTGCCGGCTAATATCCGGCGCGGGGTTGAACAGCCCCGACAGGGTCGCCACCACTCGGGCTTCAGTCACCAAGCTGTTCACGATCTTCCGGTTCGCCAGCGGTGCGGAGTTCAACCCGAGCTGAGCGCCAGCGTTCAGGTAGGTGGACTGGATCGGTGGCAGCGGATTGTACGAGGCATCCTGGTTTGCCACGATGTTGCAGATCCCGCCTTCGCTCGCCCCCATGATATCCATGGCGACAGCACCGGCCAGATTGTTGACCATCGGGGCCAGTACCCGGCGGGAGTAGTCATCGAGCGACAGGGTGCGGTCAGCGGTCGAATACGCAACATCGACGTGCTTCTGCGTAGCAAGCACGAGGGTGGTGGATTGTTCGCTGGTGTCCTGCACCGACAGTGCCGGCCCGGTGACCACCGTGAAGTCGTTCGGCAACCGGATACGCAGTGTCGAACCGATCTTTGCGCCCGTCACGGCGAAGGAGTCGTCGTACTGCATATCCACGTTCTGGAGGAACGCATTGCTGTTCTTCCAGAGCCTTACCGCTTCGCGGGTGATGAGGTTAATAGCAAGAAGTGAATTGGCCATTTGGCAGCTCCAACGCCCAGGGGCGCAACAGAGGGGTTTCCAACCCCTCCAGGGAAATGATGAGCTGGACTACGCTCGTTCGAACGCGGCACTGCCGCTTGTCCTTTCAAGGCCAGATGGGGCCAAGGCCAGTCAAGGGATCGAAAGTAGGACTCCCAAGCGTCCCGTCAGGAGCAAGACAGGCTCCAGTCTGTTCGGGGGCGAAGCCCCTACGCAAACTTCCTCCGCTCAGCAATCTGCTTCTCTCGCCTCCGCATCCACTCGGCAGTCGAGAGGCTACCCGCCCGCTCTGGGTCCGTCGGGTCAATAGACTCGTTAGCCGCGCCCTTTCCACCGATCGGAGTAATCGGCTTCGGAGCCTTCGACGGCTCAGCTGGCGCTGGCTTCACGGCAAGCTTAGCCAGCTCCAGCGCCATCTTGACCGGTGGCAGCGCAAGCAACCGCGCAGCCTCGTTGAGATCCGCTCCAAGCTGGTACAGCAACCGCGGGGCTTCCCCAGTCTCAAGCGTCGCGTCAATAAACGTGGTGTAGCTAGCAACGCTCGCCGGATCTTGCTTGTCCACCAGCTGCGTAAGATTCTGTATCCGCTCGTTGAACGCTGCTTCGCCGAAGGCTGCCCGCCCCGCAATCGCCGCCTCATTGCACCGACGGTTGAACTCCTGCTGTGCAACGCGCTCAGCAGCCAGCGCCTGCGCACGAGCCTCAATCGCCGCAGCAGAAGCCTCCGGGGACTCAGCCGGTGGCTCCGTCGCCGGGGTCAACCGTGCGAGCTTCGCCCGCTCCGCATGTAGCTGCGCGGTCAGTTGCGCAATCCGACGATCCCGCCAATCCACCGGCTTCTCAGCCGGCTTCTCAGCCGGCTTCGGCGCCTCGGGTGCAGCGACGGCGGCGGGAGCATCACTGCCCTCCGCCGCCGTGCTTGCCGGCGCGACATCAGCTTCGGGAGCGGCGGTGGAGGGAGGAGGCTCCTCGCCAGCTCCAGCGGCAGCGGGGGCACCAGCCTCACCACCCGCTCCGCCGGTCGGAGCGTCTGCTGCGGCCAGGGCAATTCGTTGGAACTCATAAAGCGACATCAGGGGCTCCTCTGCTAGTTCTGCTGGGCACGTGGCTGGCGCCCGCGCAACAAGGTATTGTCGAGTAGCAAGGCAGAATAGATGGTCTCACGCAAGGCCGGATCGGTGGTGGTGGCCAGCGACCGAGCAAGCATGGCCCGAGCTTGCGGAATAAGCTTCGGCAGGTTCTTCCGAACGAAGCGGAGCTCAAGCTCCCGCCGGGACGCCCCGGGGTTCTGCTGCTGCCAGCAGCGAAACCACTCGTTGTCCAGCATCATGATATCGTACAGCTCATGGGCCATCTCAACGGCGGTTTCCGCAACGAGCTTGTGCGCATGCTTGCTCGGGCGGTTCCCGTTGGAGTCAATGATTCCTGTTCCCGTGCTCACGGCGTGGGTGCGCCTCCTTGCGCAAGTACATCAGGCATCCGCGTGCGGCTTTGCTCCGAGCCTCTGTATCGCCCAGGGATCGTAGTCAACCGGCTGGAACGTATGTGTCTTGGGGAGCAGCAGCTCCAGCAGCTTCAGCGCCACGATAGGGTCCGTCCCCGACTGCGGGGACGGAGCAGGTGGCAGCTGTGCAAGTGCCTCTTCCGGGGTCTGCGGCGCCCGCGAAGGCGCTGGGACCAGCTGATTGCTCGGGGCCTGCCCCTGCTCCGGGGCCGGGGCGTTCGACGCCACCAGCGAATTTCCCGCCGATTCCGTTGGCGCCAGCGCATTATCAGTTGTCCACGGCCACTTCTCCGCCGCCTCCGTAGTCGGGGGTGGCTTGTCGTACTCAAAGTGCATGGGGTCTTTCAGGCTCTTCCAGTTCCCTCCCCACTGCAGCCCCCACTTCGCCGCGAGCTGCCCGACCTCCGGCGGCAAATCAGTGCGCAGCATCCCGCCTTCAGGCGTCTTGCTATAGGGGTTCTCGTTCCAGTTGACATCAACTGCCAGCCCATAGGCGTGAGGCGACAGCGTAGTTCCCCCTGTCACATTCCGAAGGTTAAACCCGCCGCTCTCCGAGGGGTTGATCTTATACCCCGTACTGGCGAGGTCGTTTAGAAACCCCTGAAACGCCGGCGCCGCATACCGGTTGACTCGGAACTTAACGCCCCCGGGGGCTGTTATGGTAACAAGGTTCGCAGACTCCCAGCCCGGCGCGCGCGGGTTGCCATAGGCTGCATAAGGGCTTTCCGGAACCAACGGGTTGTCAGCCATTTGCGATCACATTCCGAGGGGCGCGCTCCTGTACCATCGGCGCTACCCGCATGTATTTCCCTCGCCGAGTAGGATCCGCAAGATACCATTCTCCGTCCGGGGCCTGTTGAGCCCCCGGCACCGGAGGCTCGGCCGCTGCCCCCGCCCCCGCAGGAAGCGTATTCCCAGACTGCTCCTTGATCCCCTCCTGGTTCGCAGCCAAAATCGGGGCCAGATGCGTCTGCGCGGCATCCCGAATAAGCTCCTCCACCACCTTCTTAATCCCACCCTGGTCAAGCATCATCGCGCTCGCAAGGGCCTTGAACCGGTCGGTCTCAGCATTGTAGGCATCAATATCCCGCATCTGATCCTTCCCGGCGACCTTAAGCTGCTCCCTCCCGAGCTTCTGCAGTGCCTGCCCGAGCGCCGTCTGCAGCTGCTGAATCTGCTGCGCCTGTTGCTGCTCGGTCTGACTTGGGCCTTCGCCGAGGGCCTGCGGCGGCACCATTCGCCGCAAGCGCTGAGCAGCCTCGCTCGCCTCCTTGAAGTCCAGCGCAGACAGCAGCAGATCCCCGATCACGCCGGTAAGCGCCGGGGCCTGCGTCAGTATCAGCGTAAGCGCCTGCACCGTCTGCTCCCGTTGCGAGCCGAAGGACTGCCCAACAGCACTCCGGACCTCGTATTCTCCGATCGAGGGATTGAAAATCCTCTTCACTATCTTCCCGTCCACCGCTCGCTGGATCTCCGCGGCTTGAGGGGCCTTAGGATTCACAAGCAGCTCATACGTGCTCCCGTCGTCAGCCTGCAGGTTCAGCACCCGCTCAGTATCATACACCTTGGCGATAAGCTCGATTATCTGTCGCCCAGTGTAAACCAGCGCAGTATTAAAGTTGTCCTGGAAATGAAATGTCGCGGTGTCGGACTGAGCCTGCCGCTGGCTAATGGCCTCTCCCGTCCGCTCGTTACCCATCATCCCGAGCTGATTCTGGAATTGGCCACTGACCATCATTATCTGATTGAAGGCCGTAGTCATCCCTGCCTCGAACGCCGGCGAGGCCACCGGGGGATCCTGCCGCCGGGGCAGCGCCTGGACCGGAATGGGCTGACCGTTCGAGTCCAGATGATTGAAGGGCAGAAAGCTGTGGTTCTCCGTATTCGCGGTGTTCCAGAGACTCTCGTGCTCCTCGATCGCTTCGGCCGCACCCGTCCAGGGGGTCTTGCTTTGCAGGGCCACAAACTCGACCTGCCCCGAAGCGTTGTAGTTATACATCCTCTGGGCGCCCTTCATCGCCCGAGTATGGCCCTTCCGGTCCAGTATCCCGTTGATGACGGTCTCTTCCCCGATCACCCGGATAATCGGGATGTAACTCCCGGGCCAAATCGTCGAGTCAACCTGCTCCTCGCCAACGAACAGATACCACTCCACAACCGGCTTCCAAACCAGCCGCGTGCGGGTCAGCGGATCATCCTTGACCGCACGGGCGATCTCGCGCGGCATCTCAGACTCCAGAATAGTCTTCCGCACCCCATCGGACGGGTCGATGAAGCTGTAAAGCGTATCCTTCACCAGCTCCTTTCGAAAATACTCACAGACCCGCACGTGGTCTTTTGACAGCCAATCGCTGTCCCCGGAGCTCGTGCCCAGCGGGTCATGGGTCTGCAAATGCCCAAGCTCCGGATAGGCTTCCCGAAACTGCTCCTTGGGCACATCGTCGAAGATGAAGCCGAACCTCGCGTCGCTGCCATCCGGGGACTTGATCGCAGGGTCAAGATAAACCGACAACGGATCAGGGATAGGCAGGATCAGGATCTGCTGGTCGAATGACTTCGGCCCGACCCAGTCAGTCGCCAGCCTCCAATACCCAATCCCGCCATCGACCTGAAACTCCTGCGCGATCGAGTAGGCTAACTGGGCAGTGGACTTGTACTGAATGTCCCGTACGACCTGGGAGAGCATGAGCGCGGACTCTGCCGTTGCGCCCCCACCGGTCGGGATAATTGACACCTCAGCCTTGTTCTTCTTTCGCTCATTGATGATCTGCAGATTGTGCTGCCGGACCATATTCATGGTCAAGCAAGGTCGAGCCGCTACATCTCGCGAGCGTCGGATGCTATTCGGCCACTGGTATCCGTTGTCGTCATCCCCATGGCGGAACTTGATGTCACTGATGAACAGCGGCCGCCAGGTGGCTTCCCATTCGGCGCACCGCTGAAAGCGCCTGCGTGCCTGATCCAGCACCGGCTTCCCGGTTGCGGGCAGCCCCGACTCCATCGCGTCATGCGCGTCAGGGTCCTCGTCGCTGCCGTATGCCACCCGCTGCAATTCCGACATGTCAGTTCATCCATCCCAATCCCGGGGCGGTTTGTACAAAGTCATTCTTCGGCCGCCCAAGCTTCTCGTCGATGTTCCGCTGACGCCGGGGCGACTTGATCGCTTGCGCTAGGGTCATGAAAGCATCCGCTCCATTGGAATTGTCGTCATGCAGGGGCTCCTCGCTAAGCTGCCCCTCAACCACGTTGTAGCGGTAGTGCCGAAGCCTCTCGAGCCCCTCAGCGCAATTCGCCTCATCAAACCAGCAATTCGGGAAGATAATCCTGGCAGCATTAATCGCGTTTACTTTCTTGTTCACCCGCTGAACGATCTGCACCCTTTGCCCGCTATCCCGGACGATCTGCTCGATGCTGCGCTTCGCCCCCAGCAGCTTGTTCCTCGCGTCATGCGGGAGGTAGCAGATCCCATAGGTATACCCGAAGTGCTGCAGCTGCCGAAGGTAATAATGAATGTCCTCCTGGGAGCCCTCAAAGTATCTCAGCACCCTCCACTGCATCCCAACCCGCTGGGCGAACCAAATGCTCGTCATATCCCGGCGGCCGAGGTCCCAGAAGGTGTCCACAGGTGTCTCCCGGTCCCAAGGCACCCGACAGATCCGGCCTTCAGCAGTGACCTGCCGGAGCTCCTTCGCGAACACTGCGCCCTCAAGGGCTTCCCGGCAATTCCCCTCATAGACATTCAAATACGAGTCCATGTCGGTTTCCCGGAGCTTATCGCGTTCTTTCGCCAGCTCCTTCGGGAACCACGGGTTGTCCCGCCAGGTCATCTTAACGACAAACGAGTCCGGGGTCTCGAACCCCCCGGGGATGTCACGCAGGTAGCGCTTCTTCGCCTCAGTCACGAACCACCTATAGGTGTAGTCCGTGGCCAGCTCCGGGTTGAACGTCATCCAGATCTCGCTGCCATCCTTCCGAATAGTCGGGATGAGGTCGTCCCAGCTGCTCTTGGGAACCTTGTTGGCCTCCTCGACCCAGACCCCATCCAGGCCCTCATAGGACTTAATCTTCTGGATGTTGTTTCTGATGCCCTCAAAGACAAAAAACCCTCCATAGGGGCCGATTATCCGGTTCGATTGGACCTCATAAAACTGCTCAAGCCCCAGCTCCTTGATCTGATCGGAGAGCAGCTGCAATACCGACTCGGAAATGGACTTCTGCAGCTCCCTGGCGCAGAGCCAACGCAACCGCCGCTCCACCCCAAGCAGCAGCAGCCGTCGCCCGACGCCCCAGCTACGCCCGGCGCCCCGGCCCCCATAGAGCACCTTGTAGCGCTTAGGCTGAAACAGGCACTGAAGCGCTTCGGGGAACTGAGCGGTAAGGGGGACCACGGCCGGGGACGCGCCCGGGGCCGCAAACGGAGACTGGGAAGTAGGCTGAAATGTCATGGCGGGTTGACCATCAACGATGGCCCGAGTGACGCTTCGCCGCCTTCTTCGGCTGCTCCCCCCGCAGCGGCTCGATACGCCCAGGCACAGGCTTACGAATCTCGGGCTTCGCCAGCGACTTCGGCGCCACACCCGCTCGGAGACTCACAGGAACCAAGGGATTTTTCACGCCAGACCTCACTCGAATTGATTGTTTACAGCAACAGGGAGGAGCCACCGGCCTACCTCCCTGCTACCGCAAGCAAAGGCGCTGGGAGGCGCCTATTCAAGCACGCTGCTTGTCACAACAACCCGGCCCGCACCGCCACCACCGGCCAGCCCAAGAAACTGCCCCGGCGTGTTGGTGTTGCCGATCGTGACCTGACACGCCGAAGTCGAGCAGGTCCCCGGCGTCGGGTTAACCCAGGTCGTCGGGGTCCCCGCGATGTTGACAGTGAAGCTCCCCGTCGTCACCGAAACAGTCGGAGTACCCCCGTACATCTGGGCCGGCAGCGGGAAGGTGCAAATCCCCGCATTCGAGCCCGTCGCTTCGCACCACCCCGGCACGCCAGCCCCCGACGCCGGCTCATTCAGCACATAGGAGAACTGCTGCGCTGCGCGAAGCTCGTCAGCGTAGCGGCGGAACTCAAACGCACTTGGGGCCGTCGCCGTAGCGCTAACCGGCTCAAGCTGCACGCCAGTCACCGCGAAGCCATCCGTGGACCCACTTGCACTGCCCGTCGGAGTGAAGCAGATCTCCACCCCAACCTCAGTCGCATTGGTCGGGATCAGCACCGGCGAGGTATTATACCGCGACCAGGTCGTGGTCGTCGCCCAGTTTGCCGGGGTGCTACTTGCAATGCCCGTCCAGGCCGGCGTAATCGCCGGGCTTGCAGTCAGCGTTCCCAGACCCTGGTCCGTCCCTGTCCCGGTGATGACATACCCCTGCACCGTATTACCCACCGAGGTCATGCCCGACAGTGCCTGCAGCCACGCACTCAGCATCACGTACTTGCCCTGCAGCTTCACCGCATCCGCAGACGGGATCGCCTGCATGAAGCAAACCGGCTGCGTTGCCGATCCACTCCCCCGATAGACCTTGACCGAGTTAACAAACCCCGTCGGCGGGCTCGGCGAGCTCGTCACGACTTGAGACTGCCCGGCCCCGCCGGCGACATTGGTATCCGTCGCCCAGCGGTCCGGCCCAAAGGCCGAAGAGGTGATGCTGGTCGTCCCGCCCGTGACGACCCCAGTACCCTTCTGCGCTATGGCCATCGCGCCATTCGCGAGCGCGTTGCGCGGGGTATTATTCAGGCTAGCTGCTGCCAGCTGCCCCACAGTGATCGCCTCAGAGGCCGGGTTCATGCCGCTCGGCAGATTGGTATCCGCCGGGATGGTCTCGTTCCCCGTCAGCGGGGTGGTCGAGGGATACTGCACGCCGCCAGCCGGCGGCACGCCATTAGTAAAGTACCCCGCGGCCAGCGTCGGACTCGCTCCGAGTCCCAACGCCGCAGTGACCAGCCCTGCGAGCAGGGCCTCAGAGCGCATTTGCATGCGAGTTTTCCTTTCCGGTTGCAGCAGCCATTACGCCTTGTTGTGGGGCTTCAGCCCCGCAAGCGGCATGTGCGTGCCAACGCGCGGCACGCCCATGCCCGGGCCGTCGCGATGCGGCCCCAGGTCATCATACTTCTCCGGGTGCTCCTTCTTGAGGTGCGAAACCGCACCGCCCAGCGAGGTCTTCCCGACTACGCTCTTCTCGCCTTTCATTGCCACAGGCTCCCTAAAGTGATGAAGCTACGAATCTTCACATGCCAAGCATGGACGCGACGGGCCGGGCAGTGCAAGGTGCAAATGTCGGGGTGGGGCGCGGAACGGCGGGCCTCGGCCACAGCCTCCCCACCCCGGGCCAGTGCAGCACAACCCGCCGCCCACTCCGTGCGCTCGCGATCGCCTCCGGCAGCTCCCGCGCCACTTCCCCGGCCTTCGGCGTCAGCACCTTGCACACCTGCACTAGCAGCACCGGCAACCCAAGCGCCCGAGAGACTACCGGCCCGTACAGCTGCTCCAACTGCACCCAGGCATCCGGGGTGCAAGTATACTTACACTCAAGTACCAGCGCAGAGCTCTTGCCAACCAGCAGCAGATCGGTCTGGCAAAC